TTGCGATCGGGGAATGGATTCTCAACCATCTCAATGATCGTCTCGCCGATAAAGGTCACAGAAACTGGAACCATGACACCATCATCGTGGATGTCGTACAAACCCCAATACTCATAAACCAAGACCTTAGACTTGTCTGTGTTCACTCGGGAATCAACCTGAGGGCCAGTGGATACGTGGTCAGGATCGCCCAGCTTTGATTTGACTGTGTTGGCTTCCCAGTTCACTTCGTCCAAGTTCTTGTACACTTTGCGCTTCTTGAGAGCCGACTTCGTGGCCTCATACGTGTGAATCATGAACTGAGCATTCTCCCAGTCTCCCTCACAAGATGGATCGATGAAGAAGTTCCCGATGTTGACGATTTTGAGACTCGGTGCATTCCAGGTGACCCGCTCTTCGAGAACCATTTTGGTTCCGGTTTCTTCAGCATAAACTGGAGTACTGTTCTCGATGCTGTATTCGACCGACGCACGTAGAGTGTCAGGGATAGAGTCTTCATTGGCAAAAGCCTCTTCATCTTGTTCAAACATGGCGATTGCCTGATCAAGAACTGCAAGCTGCTCAGGATCGTCGATAGGAAAATAGTCATAGACAGGTTCTTCAACTTGAACCTTCTCTGTGCGCTTCTCCCAACCAACGCGAACAATGACTGTCCCCTCGTCAACTGTTTTGCGAACATACCGATCGATCCAATCAACTTTGTTGAGCTTGGTATCAAACTGCCAGTTCAGGAGGATTTGGTTTTGCTTCGCCCCTGCTTTGTCTTCTCCTGTGCGAGGGTTGATGTTGAACATCCGCTCGGTATTCAGGAAAGGTTCTGACAGAGCTGGGTAGCGCCATTCATTGTGCTTCCGGACCATCTTGGGTTGGACAGACGAACGTCCAGCCTCTTTGGACTTCTGCCCGGACTCAACCCCGGTTGTGTCACGAAGAGCCAACCATCCAGCAACGTTAGCTTTTTGGTCTGTGTTCTCTTGTCGTGCAAACTCAAGGTCCGCTTTCAGATCAACAATCTGAGGTTCGTTTTTCCACTTCGTCAGAGTTTGTTTGGAACTTCCGTCCAACTTACCTGGGTCCATGATCTCTGCAACAGAGTCCTCGTTGGAACTATCTGCTACGTTTTCTTGATTTGGTTTAAGTTCATCCTGCACGATCATGCTCCTAGCTAAAGTTGTTTGCCTGTTACAGTATTTCTTACGCCATTGTAAGCTTCCACTGCAACTTGCTTTTCTGCTCTGCATTCGAGAAGGGCATCGCCAAGACGCCCCATCCGTATTTCATCTGAACCAACAGAAGATCCTCGCACCGTGTTGATCACGTCGAGAGGGTGGGCACATATTTCGGCCACATTGATTGGCAAAGGATCAGGGCGTACCCCAACGGAGTTCAAGTCTGCGCAGCCCGCCGCCAGGGCTAATGCCAGGATTGCTAGAGCCCACTGAATCCAAAGCCTGATTCTCGATCTCTTGGACATACTGTGCTCTCTCTCGTTGTAGGGTTTCGATTTCTGCAGCCTTCATACTTAAAGCTTCACCTAAATCAAACAGTTCTTGTTGGGTTGCTTGGCGTGCGATCTCATGATCAGCTTTCTGTGCAGCTCTTCCTTCGAACTTGCCATAGAAGAATGACGCCCCTGATAAAATCAGAGACGCCAATACACCGTACGCAATGAGGTTCAACTTGCCCATTACATGAACTTCGTGATCATGCGGTTGCGGAGAATGTTTCCGATAACCACCGCATTCCGAACTGAGCTGTCACCAGGAAGGACCATATAATCCCACTTGTTGTTCTGCTTGATGCCGAGTGTTTGCTCGATTTCAGCATGCGACAATGTCGACCATTTGGTCACTGGGATGTCGAACTCTTTGCAGTATTCCGCGGAGCGTTCCAACATTGAATCAATGCCCGGCCAAGTGATTGCGTGGCTGTGCCACTTCAGAGTTGGCCAACCTTCTGCACCATGCATACCGGCAACAGCTTGTCCAATAGTCCCAGTGTTACAGTTTCGGGAGTGGGATACTCCGACGCCTTTGCGCCAGTCGTAATTGGCTTGGTGCTCTGCTCTGGCCGCTCCGTCATATGAGTTCCCTTCATGGTCGTGCATGTCATTGTAGTGCTTGAGGTCCTCTTTAGTCGGGACTTTCAGGCCGCCAGACCAATGCCAAATGATCCGGTGCAAACCAGAATCATGAAACAGCTCAGACTCTTCTTTCAAACCAAGACGGATGAGAGTGCTGGTCACTGCTCCACGGGTGCCGGGCCCACGCATTCCGTCTACGTCGATTGGCGATGTCGGGTTCAGGGCGTTCACACGACCTTGAAGATCTCTAACGGTATAATTCATGGGGTATATTGTCCTTGTATAAAATCAGGAACATCGGAGTCGCAGATGTAAACTGCAACCCCGACTTCTGTTTTGTTGGTGTAGCTGGAATAGGCGATCACTGCCATCCAAATTACCAAGATTGTGCAGGGCCAATGTAGATTGACCTTATTGCCAAGCAATAGAACTCTCATCGTTTGACCCTACTTTCTACAAACATCTGGATCCATTCCGGAAGTTTTGTGATGAGGGCACGGAAGATGTGCTCCCCTGAAATTGCAAGGGCAATGACAACTGGGATGTCTGCATCGAGTGTGAGGACGTCAAAATAGTTGATCAATGGAAGGTGCCCATAGTACGCGACAATACCCCCGGCGATGATACCGCCGTAGGCTCGTTTCCGATTCTGCCTCAGTTCATGATCACTTGCCCCCTCATTCGGAGGAGTCTCTGTCATCAAGAACTTTGCAAGGAGAGTCAGTGCGATAGCAATGAGCAACTCCATCTGTTCATAAACTCTGGTCATTATACGAATCCCCTGTCGGCAAACCTCGTGTCCTCATCAATCTCAGAGACCGAGCTGGTGTTGCGATTTTCGTCTTCACCAATGTGACGGAGGTAGGCTGCAAAGTAGCTATCGCCTTTTGCCGAATGGTCTGACCCATTCATATGCGAAATATACAAAGATGCAACAAACAGCTGCAAAGCAGTTTCGAGATTCGGGGGAATATCGATGTTTGCGTTTTCGTCGATACCTGCGTGTGTTGCCTGATACCGGATTCGAACTTTGTCCCCAAGCTCTGCCATTTTGTCGGCCGAGAAACGGAGGCTGTTGTAGACTGGGGTCATGATGTGACCGTTGGTGTCGTGTGGGTGGCGCACACCCTCTACGTCCCAGATATCCAAGACACGTACGAAGTTGTCTTCGAACACGTCGGTATAGGATTCATCCAGGAAGATCCCAACGTTTGCTGAGTCAAGCTTGTAGACAGATTGGCCAGTGACGAATGTCAGATCAACTTGCTTCGAGATCAGGTTGAACCGGGTCGACAGATCTACGAGACCCTGGTTGGTCAAGCTGAGTATCGTGTCCACATACTCTGGGCAAATCTCACCCAAGTTGGTTTGCTCCACCGCCGAGGTGTTCTTCAGTTGTCCCCGAGCGAGACGCTCTGAAAATTCTTCAAAAGTGATCATCATCTATCCTATCTTGGTTCAGACCACGTATGAGCTATACGATCCGTCATCAATGTCATGTGGGTCCAGATCATTCTTTCCCCATACTTCGCCGGATCGGCCGGCAGCAGTTTCTTCGTGAACATCAACAGCTGGAACCCATGGATTCATATACTGGAGCATGGAGATCGTATCGATGCAATCATCCTTGCCCTTGATACCATCTTTGGTTGCCAGTGAGATTTGTTCAAGGAATAGTCCGACGATCTTCGAGCTTTTCAACTCCAGTGGGAAGCGGATCTTTCCCTGTTTGAATAAAGGAACAACCATATTAAATCTAGCAAGTTTATCAGTCGCCGGGCGAATACCGGGGTTACCCTTTTGATTTGTAAGGTTAAAAAAGATGTCCCGGTAATTCATCTCATTCATGATCCACTGAATAAACCCTTGTTGTTGCCCAGATATCTCAACACCCACACCCTGAGGCACATACTCTTCGACGAGTCGAAATAGATCGTTGATAGAAACGTCCATTGTCTGTCGTGCACAGACTCCGTCAACCCAAGTCCAGTTGCCATGCATATCGTATGCCCACACTGAGATGACTGAATAGTCGGCCGTCTGTTTCGAGGATGTCGCAAAATCGGTTGTGATGTAGAAGTTGTACATATGCTTGTTGCGTAGCATGTGTGCTCGCTCGGCCCAGCCGATGTCACCCTCTTGAACCAAACGAGATTCTTCATCCGTAATGCGCAGCATGAGCTCCTGTCTGAAGTTCTCCACTTTGCCTTCGCCCAATGCATCCTGATACATGTCGTTGACATAGTCATAGTTGAACCGGTCTTCCCAGGCTCCGACGAACTCTTCTCGCGTGCAGGGGAACTTCTCACAGATCGGCCACACGTTGACCTGCCACTTACCGGACTCGATCGCTTCGTAGACAATGTCGTTTTTGTTGAATGGAGTCCCGTTCAGGATCAGCTTGTGTCGTGTCGGATCCATAGCAAACTGCACACCAGAATAGACTGTGGCTTTGATGGCCGCCATTGATGTGTTGGATTTTGCATCAGCATCTGAAACCAAGTCATCCATGATTGCCAGCACTGGCCGCTTACCATAAATCTTCGTACCGCGAATACCGGATTTGGCGCCGAACATCTTGCAGCCCAGACGGTGGCCCTTCTTGTTGGTGAACTCGATGTAGTTCTCCGTGAAGCGGGAATAGGGCAGCCAGTTCTGAAGGAACTCTGAGTTGTTGTATCGGAACTCGATCGACTCTCGCGCAGACTTCACGCCGTTATCCATACTGTCCGAAATATACAGCATCGCTGAGACAATTCCGAAATTGGGAAGGGACCCGAATACCGCGAGGTACAGAACCAGATACTCCATAAACAACGTGGTCTTTGCTGTTCCGCGGGCACATAGGTTTGCTGTCTTCCGGTTCTTGGTTGCCAGTTTATCCAACATGGCAAGGTGCATGATCGGAGTCTTGTTGTCTTCGCCCTGCTCACCGTTGACCAGCTTGATGAAGTTCATGAACTCCAAAGCAAATGCCGAGGGCACATACCTCTTTGAATCATTCAAGCTGCTGAAGTCGACGTCATTCAGATATTCGTCGACAGTCTGTGGCGTGATGTAATCATCTTCATGCTTAATCATCTGGGTTCACGACACGCATCTTTTTGCCCGTGATGTCTGAGGTTGTGACATTGGGGTTGTGCTCGATCTGATTCAGCTGCTGACGACTCATCTCTTTGATGTTCGCTTCAAGCTCAGCCATGCCATCAGATGCCGCAATCTCAATCTTCAGCTCAGCCTTGTGAACGTCAGGCTTCTTGAGGTGGGTCAGAATACTGTTCGCCGCATCAGACCGGACTTTGTCAGAGACCATCACATCCGTCATCAACTCATACTGAGTGTTCAGAGCTGATTGGAACATATCCTGATTCAGAATCCACGAAGGGATAATCGCCCGCTCCATGATCTTGGTCACGAGGGCGCCCTTGTTGTAACCGGTCACGATCGAAGAGATCTGGTTTGGTGCTTTGCCGGCCTGGACCATCTGGTTGTGGCGCTCAGGGAATGTGGCAATATACGAAGCCATGTTCGTTTTACCCATGATTTTGTGACTGCAGTACATGACCGCCTTCACGTAATCGCCGATTTTGAATCGACCCTCCTGGAGCACCTGGCTGTACGAAACAAAGTTATCCCGCATGTAGCGGGCCTCCTCGGGATCGACCGAAAGGTTGTTCAATTGATCGACCATGTCCTGCGTCATGTTGTTACGATGATTGGCAGGAAGGGTCTCTTGTACTTGGCCAAGTGTCAGCATTGCTAGATTACCTTGTCTTGTGTTAAGGAAAAACTTAAACCAGCTATAACCCGAAACTCAAAAGGAAAACAACCATGTCCAATTGTTCAACAAATTATGTCTGCACTCCGGTGTGGTATGATGTTACCGCAAACTCGGATACCGGTGGCAAAGATGTCATCGCTTATGCATCTGGTCCTCACTCTGTTGATCTCAACATGACATGTGTGGTCAAGACCGGTGAAGTTCAAATCCAGGTCAAAGATGAACTCGGCGTTTGGTTCACACCAACTGAAGCTTCATACACGATTCAGGATTCAAACGTTGTTCGGATTCCCCGGGCCAACATGCCTGACATGCGTTTCATTGCAACAGCCGATGCAACTTTTTCTGTTGAAGGCGTCCTGTAAGCCGTAAACCAAAGAAGGAAGCGTGCCCATGGTTACGAATACTCAAGACGACTTTAAGATCCGATCGATCGACGTTGTCCACATCAACCCATCCATCATGGAAGGTGAACGAGGCAGATCAAGTATCCTTGGTCCGAAAACTGCTGTCGCCATTGCGCGTTGGGCTCCTGTATTTAATACGGATCCTGAGGTCTCTGGTGATTTCAAAATTCCTTCTGTCCTCACATGTGGCACTGGAGTCGTCTCAGCTTCTCCTCAACCTGACTACACCTTTCAGTGGTTGGACGATGGAGTCGCCATCACAGGCGAGACAGGCAACACACTGACAACCAGCTTAGCTTTTGATGAGCACACTCTCACATGTGTGGTCACTGCGACAAACTCTATCGGAGCAACCTCGGCCACATCCAACGGAATCCTGGCCGGTATCATTGAACCAATAGTGGCAGAAGGTTATTCTGTGTTTGGAATCACAGGACTGAGCCAACAATACCAACAGAACCTGTTCAAGATTTCTTCTTTGGTTGTTACTGGCATGTGGGTTGAGGATCGTTTTGATTCGATGGGTCAGTCTACAAATGTGATCACCGGCATAGGTATCGAGGATACTCAATTGGTCGAACACACTGAAGTCGCGGCTTTGTGGTTCCCAACAGCCCTCGGGCCGGCAGGGTTCCAAAACCTTGGAGCTGAAACAGGTGACATGACTGGTTGGACTGTAGTTGCTGGGGATATTACAGCCAAGACGACAGCTCTCGGAACAGATGACCCAGCCGAAGGAGCCTACTTCTTTCAGAGTGTTTTCGGTAGTACGATTGTCTCAGTGGCGCACATGAACCAAACAGTGGCAATCGATGCGGCTCTTGAACCTGATG